CATTGAATAGATCATCCAATATTCCCGATTTTTCAAGCGAAGGATTGCAACATTCTTCTCAGGGCGTCTTTGACGTTCAAGGCGGATATAATATGATGGTTGCCGTCAGCCCGGAAGACCCCAATTCGCCCTGCCGAGTACGCCCAGCCGCCGAAGCCGCCACGCGGCATGAGCCGAGAGGCGCGCAAGCACTGGCGCAAGTTCGCGGACATCTTCACCCGCTGCGGCGTTCTCACTGAGGCCGATCTGGTCGCGCTGCAGAAGCTGTGCTTTGAGCTCGCCGAGCTCGAGAAGCTCCAGGAGCAGGTCCAACGGACCGGTTACCTGCTCAAGAACAAGCGCACAGGCACCTACTCAATCAACCCGCTGTTCAAGGCGATGATGGAGCTGTCGCAGCAAGTCGATCGGGCGCTGCGGCAGTTCGGCGCCACGCCGGCGTCGCGTCCCGGCATCGAGGCGTCGCCCACGCCGCCGCAGGGTGACCCGCTAATCGCCAAGATTGTGCAGTAGCATGTGCGGTACAGGCCCGACATCTGCGATGACTGCGGCAGAGAGACCTGGTGCGACTACTACCCGCGCCCGCTCTGCCGCGGCTGTTTCGCGGCGCGCTTCTTCGAGCGCGTGCTTTATGCGCCGATCGGATTCCGCCTGCTCGACTGGCAGCGCGAGGTCATTCGGGCGATTTTCGGCGAGCATGACGAGACAGGCCGGCGCAAGTACACTTCGGCGTACATCTCGGTCGCCAAGAAAAACGGCAAGTCCTTCCTCGCCGGTGGGCTGCCGCTCTACCACCTGCTCTTCGACGTCCGGCTGGAGTCGTCGCCCCTTGAGGCCTACGGCTGCGCAGCGTCGAAGGACCAAGCGAACAACGTCTTTAAGGCCGCGGCCAGGCTGTACCAGGCGAACCGGGCCTACTTCGAGCCGCACCTCAAGCTCATTCAGAGCACGCATCGGATCGTGCGGCGCGACGGGTACGGCGTCTACCGCGTCGTCTCCGCAGATGGCGACTTGCAGGACGGCGTGGAGCCCTCGCTCGTAATCATCGATGAACTCCACCGCTGGAGGACCCGGAAGGCGAAGGTGCTGCACGAGGTCATGACCCGCGGAACCATCTCCCGGCAGCAGCCGCTTGTGATGCAGATCACCACCGCCGGCGAGATCGGCGAGTCACCGCTGTGGCAATCGGAGCACGAAGTCGCCCGGGCAATCAGCGAGGGTGTCATCGAGTCGCCGCGGACCTACGTCATGATCGCCTCGGCTGACCCGAAGCGCCTCCGCGACGAACCAGACTACTGGCGCAGCCGCGAGGCGCGCCTCGCTGCGAATCCGAGCCACGAGGATCACGGCGGCTTCCTGCGGGACGAGAAGCTGGTCGAGGAGCTGGAGCGCGCGATTGCTGACCCATCCAAGCGCAGCGACTATATCCGCTACCACCTGAATATTCCGTCCTCGCAAGCCGACGACTGCGCCATCGACATGGAGCAATGGGTCCAGTGCGACGGAGGCGTGGACCTCCGTGAGTGGCCCGTATACGACGTCGATCTGCTCATTCGCAAGTGGTCGCTCATGGACAGGCCGTGCTACCCGGGCGTGGACCTCGCGCAGACCGTCGATCTCACTGCGTTGACGCTGGTCTTCCCGCCGTTCGAGGGCTGTGAGGAATGGACGCTGCTCGCCTTCGTCTACATGCCGGAGGCGAGCGTCAAGAAGCGCGAGGCGCACGACAAGGTGCCATACTCCCGTTGGATCGAGCAGGGCTTCATCGAGGCGACCGAAGGCAATGCCGTAGACTCACGGGCCGTCCTTGAGCGCATCAAGTGGGCGCGCGAGATGTTCGACGTCCGGGAGGTGTGCCTGGACCCCTGGAACGCCCGTGACCTGGCGCGCGACCTGATCGACGACGGCTTCACCGTGCTCGACGTCCCGCAGTCCTACGCCCGACTGTCCTCACCGACGAAGAAGCTGCTCGAACTCTATCTCCAGCGCAAGCTCCGGCACGGCAACAATCCCGTGCTGAACTGGTGCGCGTCCTGCCTCGCGCTCAAGTCCGACGGCAACGACAACGTGCGCCCTGTCAAGCCCGACCGCTCGTCCTCGACGAAGCGGATCGACGCCATTGCGGCCGCGATCACCGCTATGTCGCGGGCAGTGGAGGCTGACGGCGGCGGGTCCGTCTACGACGAGCGCGGCGTGATCTTCGTGTGATGAATCCATTCCGGAAAGCCTGGCAGTGGTTTGTCTCGCAAGTCTACCGGAACGGCGAGTTCCAGATCATCTGGGGCGGAGGCGTCGACACGTATGCCGGCAAGACGATCACGCCGCAATCGGCGCTGCAGACTGTCGCCGTCTTGCGCTGCGTGGATTTGATCGCCTCAGCTGGTGCAAGTCTACCGATCGATGTCTACGAGAAGCGCGGCGGCCGCCGGCGCAAGATCGACCATCCCGTGGAGCGGGTCTTGGACGTCGAGCCGAATCCTGACATGAGCGCCCAGGACCTGCGTGCATTCCTCTGGGCTTCGATGCTGCTCTGGGGCAACGGTTACGCGAAGATCGTCCGTCGCGGCAACAGGCCCGACGGTGAGGTGATCTCACTGTGGCCGCTGCAGCCGGATTTCGTCGCCGTGAAACGGGACAGCGATGGACGGCTCTACTACGAGTACCGCACCTCCGGAGCCGAGGTGGAAAGATACGAGGCATGGCAGATCTTCCACGTCCGGGGGCTCTCGGCGGACGGCGTGATCGGGTTGTCGCCGATTGCATTGGCGCGGAACGCGATCGCGCTCAACCAGGCGACCGAGGAGTACGGCGCGCGCTTCTACCGCCACGGCGCCGGGCAGCGAATCGCGATCCAGTACCCGGCGAAGCTGAGCCAGGACGCGATCAAGAACATCCGCGAGTCATTCGAGCAGCAGTATGGCAGCGTCGCCAACGCGCATCGCATCGCCGTACTGGAGCAGGGCGCAACGGCGACGACGCTGGGTATCCCGCCGCGCGACGCCCAGTTCCTGGAGCAGCAGCAGTTCAGCGATGAAAAGATCGCCATGCTCTTCGGCGTGCCGCCGCACATGATCGGCCTGGTCTCGAAATCCACGTCCTGGGGCACGGGTATCGCCGAGCAGAAGAACGGCTTCGCGACGTTCACGCTGTTGCCGCGGATCGGCTACTGGGAGAGCGCCATTCGGCGCTCGCTGCTCACCGAAGCCGACAAGCGCCGCGGCATCTACGTCAAGCACAACCTGGCCGCGTTTCTGAGGGCGAACGCGAAAGAGCGCATGGAAGCCTACGCGCTCGCCGTCGATAAGGGGCTGATGAGCCGCGACGAGGTCCGCGCTCTCGAGGACATGGACCCGATCCCGGACGGGACGGGCAGGCTCTATACCGTCCAGAGCCAGTACGTGCCGCTCTCGGCGATCGGCGGCGCAGAAGGAGGCAACTGACATGCCCGCGATTGGAGTTCACCATACAGCGACATCCGACGCCGCCTGGGACGGGCCGGCTAACGAGCGCCGGGTCCGCTCGGGTGAGGGCCAGGCCTACTACCGCCGCATCTACGCCTGGCGAGATCCAGACGCAGCCGGCGACCGCAAGGCGCACTATCGGTTCATACACCACTTCGTGTCGGCTGACGGCGCGCCCGGCGCCGCATCGATTGTAGCGGCCCGTACGGGCATCGGCGTGCTGAACGGTGCCCGCGGCGGAACAACCATCCCCGACTCCGACCGCCGCGGCGTCTACAACCACCTGGCGGCCCACTTGCGCGATGCCGGCATCGAGCCCCCGGAGCTCCGCTCCCTCGATGAGGTCATGGACGGTTCTGTCGCCACAGAGGAAGAGCTCCGCGAGGGATCGGCGGAAGGCAAGATCGTGCGGCGGTGCCTGGAGACGAGCGTCGCGAAGGCCGAATCCGGCGGCCTGCACGAGTTCACCATGTCGACAGGCTCCGTGGATCGCGAGGGCGACCGAATTGACCCGGATGGCTGGGATGTGTCGGCCTACATGCGGAATCCAGTGGTTCTCTGGGCACACGACTACCGGCGGCTCCCGATCGGGCGCGCCCACGAGGTCTACCCGGATGGCGACGCCGTGAAGGCGCTCATCGAGTTCGCGCCGGCGGATCTCGATCCCTTCGCCGACTCGGTGCGGCGCTACTACGAGGCCGGGTTTCTCAAGGCCGTCTCGGTCGGATTCCTGCCGCGCAAGTGGGAGTTCGCCGAAGAGGACGGCCGCACGCGCGGCATTAACTTCCACGAGCAGGAGCTGCTTGAGATTTCGGCGGTCCCTGTGCCGGCGAACCCGGAGGCGCTGATCGAGATGCGCGCTGCGGGCATCGACAGTGAGCCGCTCATTGATGCCGCGAAGGAGATCGTGCGCCGGTCGGCCAAGATCACGACGGTGAGAGAGTTTGAGAGCTTCCTGCGGGATGCAGGTGGGTTCTCACGGAAAGAGGCAGCGGCGCTCGCCTCTCACGGGTGGCGCAGCCGCGCCCAGCGGGATGCTGAGATTCCCGTGGAAATCGGAGCGCAGATCATCCGCATGGGCATCGAGGCCCAGCGGCAAATCCTCAAGGAGGCACTCACATGGACGAGAAAGACCTGAAGGCTCTCATTGAAGAGCAGAACCGGGTCTGGAACGAGCTGCGGAGCCAGCTCGACGCATCCCGCGGGGCGGTAGAGGAGTCGATCCAGCGCATGCAGGACCGCCTCGACGAGATTGAGACCGAGCTCCGCCGGCCGCGCCAGCCCGAACCGAAACCCAACGACGTCGCGCGGAAGGCGCTGTTCGGCTACCTGCGCACTGGCGCCTGGCCGAAGGACGCGCCCGAAACCGTCGTCAAAGCGCTACAGACCCAGGACGACACCGCCGCTGGCTATCTCACGATGCCGCCGGAGGTGGAGACCGAAATCATCAAGACCATCACCGAGACCTCGCCGATGCGGCAGGTCGCGCGCGTGAGGCCGATCGGCGCCGATTCGCTGATCCTGCCGAAGCGCACCGGCACCTTCTCGGCGGCGTGGGTCGCAGAGCAGGGTTCCCGCACGGAGACCACCGGACTGACCTACGGGCAGGAGCGGGTGCCGGTCCATGAGTGCTACGCGCTCGTGGACGTCTCGCAGCAGATGCTCGAGGACTCGCGCTACGATCTCGAGGCCGAGCTGCGCAGCGAATTCAGCGAGCAGATCTCGGTGCTCGAGAACACGGCCTTCGTGACTGGCGACGGCGTCGGCAAGCCAGAGGGCTTCACCCAGACGTCCTCGAATTCCGTCGAGACCGTCAACAGCGGTTCGAGCGGCGACTTCGACGGCGACGATCTGATCACGCTGCTCACGACCCTGAAGGAGCGGTACTGGCAGAATGCCACGTGGGCGTTCACTCGCGTCACTTTGCGCAAGATCCGGCAGCTCAAGGACTCCAGCGGCCAGTACGTCTGGGCGCCCGGGCTCGCTGGCTCCGGCGCGAACAACCTCGCCCGCGGCTTCGAGCCGACGATCCTGGATCGGCCCTATGTGCTGTTCGCCGACATGGCCGATACGGGTTCCGCGAACGCGCTCAGCGTCGCGATCGGCGACTGGCAGCGCGCCTATGTCATCGTGGACCGCATTGGCATGATGGTCCAGCGCGACCCCTACACCCAGGCGACGAGTGGGAATATCCGCTTCATCGCCCGCAAACGCACCGGCGGCCAGGTCGTGCTGCCGGAAGCGATCAAGATCCTGAAGGAGGCTGTATAATGAAAGACCTCTACAACAACCTCGACTTCTCGGTGAGCCTCGATGCCGCGGTCTACACGTCCGACCAGAATGGTACAGGTGTGGACCTGCAGGGCTACGAGGGCGCCGTGGCACTATTCACGTTCGGCGCTTCCGGCGATACGCTTAGCGCGTCGGTGAAAATCGACGGCGTGCTGCAGGAGTCGGACGATAACTCGACCTTCACGGATGTGGCCGATTCGGACCTGCTCGGCACCGAGCCGACCGTCGATGACAATACCAAGGACTCGACCGTGTACGCCGTGGGCTACATCGGCTCGAAGCGGTACATCCGGACGAAGTTCGATTTCACCGGCATCCACACTAACGGCACCGAGTGCTCGGGCATCATCGTGCGCGGCTTCAAGCGCCACTAGACCTGTTCCTCCGGCTGACCCAATGACGATCCGCATCGTCAACTCTCCTCCTTTCCACCCGGGGGAGGTCTGTGATCTCCCCCGGGCTTTTTCGGTCGCCCTGATCCAGCTCAGGATGGCCGAGGAATGGAGTGAGCCGCGCCGCAAGAGGCGGCAGCGCAAGGGGCGCCGATCCAGGCGTAAGCGATGAACTACACTGGACTCGAGCTCGTCACTGCGCCGGCTTCAGCTGTCGTTGACCGCGACACTGAGGTGAAGCCTCAGCTGCGCATCGACCACACCGACGACGACGCGGTGCTCACGAACCTGATCTCCGCGGCTACCGACTGGGTCGAGGACGTCACAGGCCGGAAGCTTGTCACTCAGACGTGGACGGTATATTTCGCGGACTGGCCGGACGGCGACGAGTTCCGGCTGCCGCACCCGCCGCTGCAGTCTGTCACGCATGTCAAGTACTACGAGACGGACGACACCGCGAATACCCTCTCGGCGACGACGTATGACGTCGATACGTCCAGCCGCCTGGGTGTCATCCGGCTGAAGTATGGCGAGTCCTGGCCCACAGTCACGCTCCGCCCCACCAAGGCGATCGAGATCCAATTCGTCTGCGGTTACTCCTCGATCCCAGACGCCCTCAAGCAGGCCGTCATCTTGCAGGTGGCGCAGCTCTATGACGGCGACAGTCCACTGCGTGCGGCGGCGATCGAGCGGCTGCTGGCTCCGTATGTGACGAGGTGGTACTGATGGCGCGCGGCCTCTACGATGCTCTCACGCTCACCGAGCGCAACCAGGCGCTGCGCCAGAGCGTCGATCATACTCGCCTCACGGAGCCCGTCACCATCCAGTCCGCCACCGTGGGCGGCTCATACGGCGGCAGCGATCCAGATTGGTCCAATCCGACCACGGTCGCGACCTGCCGGGCTGAAATTAAGTACTTGCGAGGCCGCGAGCTGCTGGACGCGAAGGCTGTCGCCTCCGCCGTGCAGTGGCGCGTCCGCATCCGCGAGCGCACCGGCATCACATCGTCGATGCGCGTGGTGTGGGGATCGCGGACTCTCGACATTGCGGTAGTGGACGAGTCTCCCAAGCGATTCGGATTCATCGACTTATTCTGCGCGGAACATGCCGGGCAATAAGGTCCGCATCACAATCTCGGGCACGAGGAAGCTCAAGGAAGCCCTGTCCGCGCTCGCGAAAGCCCCACGGGCATCGCAGGATCTGGCGGACCTAGTCTCTTCCGCCGCGCGCCGTCTCCGCGATGAGGCCCGCGCCGCGGCACCGAAACGCACTGGCTTGCTGCGCAGCGCGATCTTCGCCGACACGCGCCGGCCATTCTATGACCCCGACGGCATCTCCGTGCTCGTCGGGATCAACGCCAACCGCGCGCCGCACTGGGTGTTCATCGAGTACGGAACGCGGCGAATTCCGGCGCGCCCGTTCTGGCGTCCGACGCTCGACCGGATGACGCCGGTCATGCGGAAGGAGATCCGGCGGGGCATCTACGCCCTCGCCGAGCGCTACAACAAGCTGAGCTGATGGCAGTTATCGAGCAAGCGGTGGATTCGATCCTGAATGGATCTGCTGCTGTCACGGCGCTGGTCGGCAGCCGGATCTACGCCGGCAAGGCCGCGCAAAACGCCACGGATCCGTGCATCGTCTATTCTCGCATCTCGTCCGAGCGCGACCACGCCATGAGCGCCGACACAGGGCTCGCCTCAGCCAGGATGCAGATCTCGTGCTTCGGGCGGCACTATTCGGAGGCGATGGATGTCGCAGAGGCGGTGCGCGGGGCGCTGCAGGACTATAGCGGTGCGGCGGGCTCGGTGACGATCCAGCGGTCGTTCGTGGCGAACGAGCGGTTTCTGGGCTACGACGAGTCATCCCGCACCTACCACGTGGCGATCGAGTTCGAGATATGGCACAGGGAGTGAACCTTCAGACGCTCGTGACGGCCGTACTAGCGATGCGCAGCCAGTGCGACACGCTGCTGGCGATCCTCGAGTCCGCCGGCGCGCAGGTCGAGACGCCCGAATGTCCTCATGAGAACCGCGAAGTGGACCGCGACCGCACCGTGAACGGCGTCGTCATCGCCTACCGCTGCAAGGACTGCGGCGCCCGAATTGAGGAGGCAGTCAAATCAGTACTCTCATCATTCGCGACCAGAAGGTCTACTACGACGGATATGACATCACCGGCGACCTCGCCGGGCTGGACCTGTCCGTCGAGATCGACGCTCTCGAGGCGACCACGCTCGGGAGCTCGACG